GGAGCCACCGACGTGATCAAAGCAACATCCACAATAAACGGCCGCACCACGCTGATTCTCGGCTTGAGCTTCAGCAACCTCGACCGCTTCAGACGCGAACCCGAAGACACCTACATCAAGGTCGATGGCCACGAGATGGGCCTGCCGATCGACGTGCTGATCATCTCTGGCGAGACCGAGGCGTCGATGGCCTCGCTGCTGGCCGCTGGCATCGGGCCGGGGACCAAGATCAACATCAGCGACCGATCGAAGAACTAATGGACGACCTCTGGCTGCGCCCCTATCCCGGCTGGCACGGCGTGTTCACCCGCAATCAGGCGCCAGGCGCCTACCGCAACGGCACCCGCATCGTGAAGGTCAGCGTCGAACCCAGCGATGCCCACCCGATCGGCACACCAGGCACGGTGCTGGGGTCGATCAAAACCGACGATCCCAGAGTGCTCGCGACCGAGCCATCGGGGATTGCCTATTTCGTGGAATGGGATGTGAAGCGAAGGCAAGCAGTGTTCGTAGTGGCGGGGAAAATCAGGGCGATGACTACCAGCTCATGAATAAGGCCCCGACAGGCTGATCGCGGCCCTGGGGATCTCCCAGACCCAGAAGGACCGCGCGCCGTGCTGCTTCGGTGGCGGGCGACCTCTGCCATACCAACCACGGTAAACCCCGGAGCGTCGGCCGAGGGTGCCGACATAGTTTCGGCTGATACCATATTCGAGCGCGAGCGCCTGCGAGCTGTCACCGTCCGCATAGCGGCTGGCGATCGCCGCGCGCTCGTGCTCAGAGAGCTGCCATCCGGTGGTTGTCTTCATCGTGCGAGGGCACTCCTTCTGCTCAAGGCCTGGCACAGCACCAGCCTCGCGTGGTCCTGGGCGCTCGCCATGATGTAGCGATACTCGCGGATGATCCCCGGCATCATGTCTCTGACGTAGCGCATGGCGATTGGTTCCGGCATGTCGCGACATGCCGACAGCATGCCGGGAAACCGGCGCACCGCACGATCGAGCGCCACCTCGTTGATCACGGCCGGACGATGATCAACCTGGCACTGGCGTTGAGGTTCGACACCAGGCTGCTGTCGCGGCGCGACTGGATCTCGGTGTTGGTGACGAGATCCCACTCGGTGATCGTCGCTTCGTTCGCCAGGCTGATCTCTACCGGGCTGGCCTCGCCGCCCAGCTCAGGCGCGGCACGCCACAGCGGCAGCACGAATGCCCCATCCGAGAGCTGGTAGAGATCGTAGTCCGCGCCCTCCGGCAGCCCGCTGACGGTGACGGCGAGGCGCCCAGGCGTGAACGTCGGGCGCCCTTTAGGATCGGCGCACAGCCGGCACAGCGTCTGCAGCGCATACGCCGCAGGCCTGGGGTTCGTCGCGTCTTTGGGGAACAAGCCGCACAGATAGGATGTTCCATAATCAAACAGAGCATACCACCAGATCATGGTGTCTGCTTTGGCGGCGATAAACAGCGTCAGCAGCATGTAGAACGCGTCGCGCTCGCCGTTCCAGCCTGGCTGGTCGGGTTTGTTGCCGTCGTGATTGTAGAGCGTCGGGTGGAATTCGGTCAGGTGGCAGGGCTGTCCGTAGGCAATGCCGAGGCCGGCAAGGTACTCGGTGACGGAATAGCCAGTGCCGGGGATGCCTGGACACGAAGGGGGATAATAATGGCCGTTCCCGGTGTGCAGGCAGGCATTGATATCGTCGAGCTGGTCGCCGCAATAGCCAGTGACCCAACCCTCTGGATGAGGTGTTCCTGCAACGATGCTTGGCCCAAACACTTCAAGGCTTCCAGAACTACCCCCGCCCCAGACCGCATCTTGGATCGCCTTAGTAGTTTCCACTGGAACCATTCCACTACCAAAATCAGTGTTTGGCTCATTCAACCCCTCGATCCAGGAGATACCACAACTCGGATCGGTTGCGAGAGAAAGCATGCTGGGCACGTCGTCGGTGCCGGCATTCGCGCCGGGACAGATGGCTGCCTGCGTGCCAGGGATCGCGGCGATGATCTGCTGCAGCCACGGGCGCTGCGTCTCCTCGCGGCCCTGGTAGTGATACTCGCGCAGCGGCAGCGCATAGCCCGTGTCGGCGGTCAGGAATTTGATCGCAGCAACGACCTGCTCCGGCCGATAGTCGGCAGGCCAGCTGCCCCAGACGTTGTGCTCATCGAGACTCGAGAAGGTGTTGACGCCGAAGTATTCGATCAGGTCGACGGCGCACTTCGCCTGCTGACCATCGCCACTCGGCGGCGGCTCAGGCTGTGGGTCCGGCGGGACGGGGACTGACTGGCCCTGCTCCAGCACCGTGACACGCTGCTCCAGGGCGGCGAATTCATCGAGAGTGGGGACGACGACCGACATACGGTGCTCCTCAGTTGGTTCGTTGCTGCAGGCAGGATGTGATGATTTGCGCCAGCACGCGTTCGCGCGAGGCGTTCTGAGACAGCATGACCCAGCCCATGGCGAACAGAAACGCGACGTTCAGGATCGCCAACAGCAGGAAGGCCGGCGGCACGGTGGTCAGGGCCGTCCGCCCCAGCGACGTCAGCGAGGCGACGACGCCGCGGTGCTCTTCCTCGGTCACGGGTGACGCTCCTGTTGTGCGGTGCATTGCGGCGTGCTACACCGCGGTGCATGGAAACACCCAACCTTACTATTCGGATGCCAGCCAACGACCGCAAAACGCTCGAGCGCCTGGCAACGCGGGATGGCCGCACGCTGTCGTCCCTGGTGCGCAAGATCCTCGCCGACTGGCTGCGCGAGCAGAAACCGCCGCGGCCCCCGTCGTGACCGACGCCGAACGGCAGGAACTCAAGGATAGGATTCTCATGGCCGAACTAGCCAACAAGACCGCGGACACGGCTCTAAAGAACGAGCAACGCACCTGGGAGCCGGTCAAGGCGATGGCGGCGGCATTCGGCGCCGGCCTGGCTGTTGCCACTGCGCTGATCGGCGGCATCGCCTGGGTGCTGTCGCGCATCATCCACTAAGGAACCCCGATGACCACGACTGACCGTACCCGCCTGGCAGCCATCCTTGGCATGCTGGGAAGCGACCAGGCCGGCGAGCGCGCCGCCGCCGCACTGCAGGCCGAGGCGTTCCGCAAGCGGCACCAGCTGACCTGGCAAGACCTGATCAGCGGCCATGGCCCCACGGTGTATGTCGACCGCTGGCGCGAGAAGGTCGTCGAAACCGCCGTCATCGTCTACCGGCCGCTGCCGCTGCTCAGGTCCATCGTCGAGCTGGCAGCCGAGCCGTGGCCGTGTTTCTTCTTCTGCACCATCGCCTTCCTGGCAGCCTTCGCGACATGCCAGGCGGTCGCGCACCTGTTCGGCTACTAATACAGCAGCTGGTTGGGTGGCGCCGGCACACCGCTGCCCAGCACGCCGGCGATGCGGTTGACGCGGCTGGTCTGCATCGCGTTCGCCAGCGTGCGTGCGGTGGCGCCCAGGGCGTGCGTCGCGACCTCGCCCGCCATAAGGCCGGTAACGCCACCGAAGTGGGCGCCGATGACGCCGCCGACGTGTGGCAGCAAGCGGCTCCCCAGCACGTGCAGCGTGCCGCCGATGGCGCCGCGATCGGCTGAATCCTTCAGCGCGGCGATCTCCTCGTCGGTCCAGCCGCGCGATGCCCGACCATTGACGAAGTTGTTGACCGCCGTGCGGTAGGACGAGGTCGGGTTCTGCGTGCCGTCGGCGCGGTCTTTCATGTGCTGCACGTCACCCAGCTTGCGATACTGCGCCCAGGCCTGCCGCGCCGGATCGAGCGCCTGGTAGCCATCGGTGCCACCCGTGACATCGGCGGGCGTCACGGCGTCCGCCTGGTCGCGCCAGGCCTGTTGGATGTCCTGCAGGTTCTGCGCGACCTTGTTGCGCCCGGCGCGCAGCTCGACGGTGATGGCGTCGCCCATCCGTTCGTCCATGCGCTGGATGTCCGCCAGGGTCAGCGGCTGATCGCGCAGCGGCTGCATGTCGCGCTGCAGCCTGGTCACCGCATCATCGCCGCCGACAGCTCGCTCGCCTGGCCCCTGCGGCGCGACACTGTCGACCGCGTCGACCATCCGGTTGACCGACTGCGGCGTGTAGGCGCTGTCGGCTTGCGCCTTGGCGATGTCGTAGTGCTGCTGCGCCACAGACTTCGCCTGAGCGAGCACCTCGTCCAGCGTCTGCGGCACCGGCGTGGCGCCGCCGCCAGGTGTTGCAGGTGTGGCAGGTGTGGCGGGGGCAGACGGCACGACGGCATCGACCGCGCGCGGCGTGCCAGGCGGGTAGGCCGAGGTGCCAGGCGGCACGAAGGCCGGCGGCGGTTGAGCTGGGAGCTGCGTCGGCGGCGCCTGGTCGGGCGGCAGCGGCGCCTGGTCGTAGCCGGCGCGCCGCACCGCGTCGGTCACCTGCTGCAGCAAAGTCTGCGAGCCGAGCGGGTTCTCCGGCGTGCCTTCGCCGAAGTGCTCCTGCACGAAGCGTGGCGGCGAAGGCGCTTCCGTCGCCATGCGCGTCTCGACACTCGGCACCTGTGACTTCACCAGCGCCGGGCCCCTGGTCACCTCCGGCAGCAGCTGGTTGAGCATGAACGCGTCGCGGCCGAGCTGTGGGCCTCCGACCGCGGCGGCGCCCTCATAGGCGGCTTGTCCGAGCCCGGCGCCGAGCGCGTTGACGGCGCGCAGCGGCACGTTGGACAGGTCGACCAGGGGCTGCACGACGTTGCGCCCCATCCAGGTGCCCTGGTTCGAAGCGCGCGCGTCCTGTTCGGCCTCGGGCGTCAGAAAGCCGCCCTGCTGCCAGCCCTGCTTCACCGCCTGGACGACGCGGCCCTCGGCGTCCAGCAGGGCAGGCGGGGCTGGCTGCTGGTGTCCCCAGCCGAGGCCAGGCGCCGGCGCGACAAGCGGATCGCTCGCCCACGGCGCGGCGGGCGCAGCAGCAACGACCGGATCATTGGCCCACGGGTCTGCCATCAAGGCTTCCTGCGCGTGTGCCCGTCGGGATCGACATACGTCTGTCCACTCGGGACCGCGGCGTAATCGCTGGCCGATTTGACGACCATGGGCGTGCTGCTCACGGTGGGCGGCGGCTCACGGCTGGGTGCCCGGCCGTCCGGCTGCATCATCTCGCCGAGGCCTGGGTCGTAGATCGGCCCGGCACCGTGCGTCGTCATGTAGCTCGCCCGCCAGCCTGGCGGCAGGATGCCGCTCTGCGGGTTGATGTTCTTGAGCCCGTCCGCTGCCATTTCGCGGTCGTAGACGAACTGCGTGCGGGCCCAGCTCAGGATCTTATGGATGGCATCCGGGTCGTTCACGATGCCGGGCTGCGCGTGGATGTAGGCCTCGATCTTGCCCTCGGTGATCTCACCCTTGCCGACGATGTTCTGCAGGATCGCGCCGCTGACCACGGCCAGGGTCTTCGACGCGGTCTGGATGTCGCCGACGGCCTCGGCCTTCACGCCTGGGTAGGTGATGCCGAGGTACTTCGCCGCCGCTGCAGCCTCTGCCAGGGCGGGCGCGAAATAGCCGGTCGGGATGCCGGCCTGCTTCGCCTTGTCGAGCTGCGACAACCCGTAGTCGATGTTGCCGATCGCCTGGGTCGCGGTGCGCGCCATGTCCGGCAGCTGGTCGGCGAGCTTCGCCGTCGCCGCGGCAGTGGCATTGCCGGCCGCGGTTGCTGCAGCTGCGGCCGAGGTGCCTTCGTAGTCCGGCCCGGTGACGATCTTGAAGGTGCCGCCCGGCCCGATCACCGCGGTGGAGCCGTCCGCCAGTTTCACGGCGCGTCCGGCCGGCAGCACGACCGGCGGCAGGCCGGGGCTCACCAGGACGCCTGGGTTGTCAGGGCTGGGCTGGTAGTTCGCCGCGGGCTTCGCAGCGTCGGACTGCTTGCCGGTGAGCGTGCTGGTCTGCACGTGGGTCACCGGATCGATGATCGTGCTGTCGGCCTGCATCAGGACCGCCGCGCGAGCGCGCAGGTCGCCGGCCATCGCCGCGGCTGCCGCCTTCACGCGCGGATCAAGCGGCGAGGCTGCCGCCGCCAGCTCGATCTGCGTCGCCTGGCGCAGCAGCTGCTGGGCCTGCTGCACCTGGGGCGAATTCAACCCGGTCGCCGGCACCGCGGCCGGCGCGGGCGTCCCGGCCGGTGCTGGAGCGGGCGCCGGTGCGACGGCCGGAGGCGCCAGGGCGTTGCGCGGTGGCCCGGCCGGAGTGGGCGCTGGCGCCACCGCTGGCGCCACCGCTGCCGCTGGTCCGCCTGGCGTCGCCGCCGGTGGTGGCGCGGGCTGCCCGCCAGGCACGCTGGGAGGGCCAGGAGCGGTCGGTGCGCCCGGCCCGGCTACTTGCACCGGGGCGATCGCTGGGGCGCCTGGCGCAGCCCCTGGCGTCGCTGCAGGGGCCTGCTGCGGCCCGGCCGGACCATGCGGCGAACCGAAGGTCTGCTGCAGCAGAGGCGCACCGCCCGCGGCGAACTTTTTGTAATAGTCCGACAGGCGCACGCCGTTGGCGTCGGGCGGGTCATACGCGCCGCCGGTGGCGACGAATTTCTGCATGCCGCCGACGCCGCCCAGGTGCGCCACGGCGCGCAGGCCGTTCGGGTCGAGCTTGTCGGCGCCAGGCGTGTTGGCGATCGCCTGGTCGATGTTCGCCACGTGGAGCTGGAACGCCGCATGCTGTGCCGCCGGCGAGGCGAGAAACTGGTCGTGCGTCGTCACATTGTAGGGCGGGATGTTAAACGTGCCGGTCCACTGGTTTTTGCTCAGGTCTTCGCCTGGCGACGGCTTGTAGAGCCCGAGGTCGGCCAGGCGCGCGGCGCCGAACTGGTATTGCCCCGAGTAGCCGCCTGGATTGACCGCACTCGCGTTGGGCGCCTCGCTGGTGCCCATCTGCTTTTCAAACGGCGTGGTGGGCGTCTGGTAGAGCTGCATCAGGCGATCGAAGACCGGGTTGGGGTCCAGCCCGAGCTGCTGGCGCAGCTGCAGGATCTCCAGCGGGTCTTTCTGCCTGGCTTGCGACAGCGCCTCCTGCCCGGTCTCCAGCGCCAGCTGGTTGCGCTGCGGCGCGAACTGGTTGGCGATCTGCGTCGCCTGGTTGGTCAGCCACTGGCCCTGCTGCGCAGGATACAGCGCATTGACATCAGGGAACGGCGAGACCGCCGGCTGGGCATCGAAGACCGCCATGGCGTCAGTCCTACGAGTTGATGGGGTCGGTCACCGGCGCCGGGCTCACCCAGCTCTGGAAGCCCGGATTGCTCAGCAGCGTGTTGGCGGTGGTGCTGATGCCTTTGCCGAGGTTGCCGTAGATACTCGACTGCGCCGCGGCGGCTGACGCGTCGGTGCCGGCAATGCCCTGCCCGGTGGTCACCGCCTGGTTGCCGGTGGCCGTGGCCCCGGTCAGCCCCTGGCCGCTGAGCTGGTAGAGCCGGTTGTAGTAGTTGGTGAAATCCTGATTGGCGAGGCCTTCGCCGTAGGTCATCTCGGCCTTCTCGGTGGCACCGCTGCGCAGGATGCCGGCCGCGGCGTTGCCCGCGTCGATCGCGCGTAGGCCTTGCCCCAGCTGCCACTGGTAGCCTGGGCTCTGCTGGAAGGTGGTCATCGCCGCATCAGCCGCCGGCTGACCGTTGAGCCCCAGCAGGTTCGCGGTCTGCCCGAGCGCCTGCCCGCCGGTCGAGGTCCAGGGTGCGACATCCTCGCGCGCCTGCTGCTGGGCCTGCAGCTGCGCGGCGTTGGCCGCGCTCTGCCCGCTCTTCACGGCGCTCGACTGCATCATCGCGGTGCCGATGCCGGCAGCCGCCGTAATGCCCGCGGCAGCGACTCCGAATGGCACTGGCTATTCCTCCAGCTCGAGGTTGTGGTGTTGGTGGATGGCCGGCTCGCCGGCCTGGCCGACGGCGTGTATACAGGCCAGGATACAGTTGTCGGTCAGCGTCAGGAACGAGTGCAGCTCGCGCGCCGGGATCTTGAGCGTCGCCGGTGCCTGGTAGTCACCGTCGAGCTGCTCGCCGCGCCACAGCCGGATCGCACCGCGGACCAGCATGGTGATGTGCGGCCAGTCGTGCGCATGCTGCGGCAGCAATGTGCCGACATCGGCGACATGCCAGGTCTTGCAGAAGATGCCGGCGTAAATCATCACCGTGCCTTCCGGCTGATGCTCTGCACGTTTCATCATTCGCACCGCATGCTCACAATGCAAACTATCCTGTCGCAGTGCATGTTGTTCTCGACTGAGTGCTGCAGCAGGTTGTCGAACGTCCACACCGTGCCGGCCTTGAACGCGCAGGTCTCACCCCCGCAGGTCACCATCGCCGCGCCGGCGACCGTCCAGTGCGCCTTGCAGTTATACCACTCGGGTGCCCAGCTGCCGGCGTCGCTGTGCGGCAGGATTTTGGCATCAGGCGGCAATCGCGTCAGCAGAATGCTACCCAGCTCGACTGCCTGCACCCGTGCCATGATGCCGAACACGACCGGGCGAAGCGCCGGCAGCGCGTGCCAGGCTGGCCACCACTCGTTGCGATGCGGGCGCCTCCGGTTCTCCAGGTTCGCCGCCTGGGCGGGCGGCATGTAGCGCACGGCAATGTCGACCATGTCGCCGTGCGGCGTGCCGGGATAGGTCCGCCTGGTGTCGTCCTGGTCCCACAAATGCTCGTTGCGCTCCAGCTCGAGGCGCAGCGGCAGCGTCTCCACCCCGTCGGCGATCTTGACGAATCTCACTACCGCATTCTCCTGGCGCGCAGATACCCGTTGCAGGTCATCGAGGCGGTGTAGCCAGCCACCGCGACCAGCCACACCGTGGTGGTCGAGGTGACGCTGTAGCGGCGCGTCGGCGTGGCAATGCCATGGGTGATCGCCGAGCTGGGAAAGGTGCTGGCGTTGTAGACCTGGATGGAGCCGATGCCGACGCCGAAGTTGGTGTGCGTGCCGGCGGCTGCGTTGAACGACACATTGCCCGAGACGTCCCAGTCGCCGGCCGGCAGATCGAGCGAGACCACATTGGCCACGCTGTTGTTCACCATGCCGACGGTGCCGCTCAGCGCCTCGAGGAATTCGCCGACATCGCCCGCGTTGGCATCCGAGCCGTCGGTCACGCCATGCCGCGGCGCCGACGACGAAGCGGTCAGGATGTCGCTGACCTTCTGAAAATAGATCGACCAGGCCTGCGAGTGCTGCCCGGTGTCTTGGCTGATCGGCGTCTCGTTGTGCGGCGGCTGCGGGATGACGACCGAGAGCGCCATCAGCTGTCGCCTGGCGTGATGTCGGCCGACACGTCGTAGATCGAAGCCCGGCCGAGCGTGGTGAGGCGAAACACCCGCTGGCGGAAACTGCCGAGCCGGGTGGCGACGACCCGCTGGCGCAAGCCTGGGCCGCAGGAGAGCGTGCGCGGCCCACCGGTCCAGGTGATGCCGCCATCGTCCGACCAGTCGAGCACGACGCTCGACGGCGCCAGCGGCGAGCTGCCGACCTGCATCTCGACCTCGAGGCGGGCACAGAAGGCGCGCCTGGTGCCGGCGAAGATCGGCGGGAAGGTGACCTGCTGGACGATCGGGTTGCCGTCGTCTGCGGTGCCGTTCGGGTCGAGCGTATACATCCTGCCGCTGGCATCGCCGCAATAGGCTGCCTCGCCGATGCGCCCGGTCACCAGGGCGCGCCAGGGGCCGCTGCCGTCATCGCTCGAGCGATCGTGCCACTGCTTGGTGGCGATGTCGTAGCAGAGCGTGCGGTTGATATCGGGCAAGGTGAAGCAGTAGTGCGCGTGGCCTTCCTGCAGATACGCCATACCGATGGCGAAGTCTGGGTTCGACAGCTCGATGAAGCCCTCGACGGCGTGCGTGCTGACGCGCTGCGCCTGGTAGCCGACCGAGCGGTAGACGTTGCCGTCGCGCGACACCCACCACACCGAGCCGTCGATCTGGGCCACCGATTTGATGACGAAGCCGTAGGGGATGGTGCCGCCCGACTGGCGCCGGAACGGGAAGTCTGCGGCGCCCGAGTCATACCAGATTTCGCCACCGCTGACACCGAGCAGCCACAGCTCACCACGCTGGGTGATGGCGCGCAGCAGGATGTTGGTCATCCCTTCGACATTGGCGAAATCGAGCGCATCCCACGAGGTCGGATCTTGCAGCCCGCTCAGGAAGAAGGTGTTGCCCCGGCCGTGCTGGGTGCCGACGAAATAGCCGTCCATGAAGGTGATGCTGTTGCAGCCGCCGCCTGGGAACCCGGTGGTGTCGATCTGGGTCAGCGTCGGATCGCTGTGCTGCGCGGTGAACAGGTTGGGCGGCACGCAGATCACCACGGCGAATGGCGAACAGGCGATCGTCGCCATAGCGCTGCCGGCGGGCAGCAGCGGATCGGTGGGCGTGCCGACGTCGCCGATCATCGTGGTCACGCCATTGGAATTGCGGAACGCCTGGGTGCCGCTCACCGCGTAGTAGCCGCCGATCAGCTGGGTGTTGAACGATTCGAACGGGCCGCTGCCGAGCGTCTCGCGATACACCAGGGCAGGTGTGGTGCGCAGCACGGCTGTCGAATGCGCGTCGGCCGGCGCCTGCTCGACGAAGCAGTTGAGCAAGCGCTTGGCACTCAGTGGCTTCGATGGGTGCTCATACGACTCGGTGGGGAACGGAATGCGCTGCATGCCGCCTTTCGGCGCGACGGCGGCACGCAGTTGGGTCAGTGCGTCGCTCATGGCGCGCCAGGCCCGTAGTTGCGCTGTTTGTCCACCACCGAGGTGCTGCTGGTCGAGTTGCCGCTCAGCGCGACCTCCATGCGATTATCCCAGAACAGGTTGCCGATATTGTTGCCGCTGTTGTCCTGGTAGTTGGTCTGCACGTGCGAGCCCTGGATCTGATTGCCGGCGATGCGGTTCTCTCTGCTGCCGCCGTTGGGCTGACCGGAGTCGAAGCAGCAGAACGGCACGCCGGCGTTGTTGACGTGGCCGCACTCGATGATGGTGTTGTTGATCTCGAGGTTGCGCACGCCGTCGGTCAGCACGATCCCCGAAGCCGGCGCGTCGTAGCTGTTGTTGCCGTCGATCAAGTTGCCTGCGGCGGTGCCGAGCGCGGTGGCGCTGCTGCCGCCGGCGAGCTGGATATGCGGGAAGGTGTTATTGGGCGAAGCGGCGCCGTAGAGCTTGTTGCGGCTGATCGAGCAGTTCTGTGGGCCTGGCGTCGGCGTTTGACCATTGAAGTCGGTGGGCGTCATCAGGCCGGCGAGGATGATCGGCCCGGCCAGCAGCATGACGTTGTCCTCGATCGCACAGCTCTGCAGCCCGAAATCGCTGTGGATCGAATTGACCGACTGCCCGGCGCCGATCGGTGTGCCCTTCGAGCCGGTGAAGAAATTCCTGCGCACGCCGGTACCGAAGCAATTGAAGATGTCGATCGCCGGGCCACCGGAGTTGATGAATCGGTTGCGTTCGATCGCGCCGCCCTGCATCGCGCCATACTGCACGACCGACCCGGTGATCTTGTATTGCGGCAGGATGCCGCGCACGCAGCCGAGAAAGATGCAATCCTCGATCGTGGCACCGGTCACCGCGGCGGCGAGCTTCGGATCGATCGTGCCGCTCACCAGGGCGTTGCCGAAGGCGTTGATGATGCGCAGCCGGCTGAACCTGGCGCCGTTGACGTTCTGGCACTCGATGGCACAGAGATTGTAGCCGGAGGTCGCCGCACCTGGCACACCCGAAGCGTTCTGTGCCGAGCAGTCGATCGTCATGTCCTGCCAGGCCAGGTTCTGCAGGTAGTTGGGGTAGGTGGTGCTCAGATTGTTGGCGTTGAACACGTCGTTGCGGGTGTTCGGATCTGAGCCGTCGAGTGCGGAGGTGCAGGTGATGACGGTCGCCGGGCCGTCGCCCACAAAGGTGATGTTGGACATGCCGCGGACATCGACCGAAGCGTCGGCGGTGTATTGCCCGGCCGGCAGGTAGACGATGCCGCCGCCGGCCGCGTTGGCTGCGTTGGCTGCCGTCTGGATCGCCGCGGCGTTGGTGCCCCAGTTGCGCACGTTGAAGGCCTGCAGGTAGGCCCGCAGCGCCGGCAGGCTGAACAGCCCCGAGCCATTCTTCTCGCCGACCAGCCAGCTGGCATCGGTGCCGGCGCCGATGTTCGGCATGTCGGCGATGCGCACGCCACCGAGGGTGAAGGACATGGCGTTATGCCAGCACGTTGGTGAGGTCGTCCTCGAGCACCGGCACGCCGTCATCGGTGAGCAGCGGGATCGGTGCGAAGGAGCCGTTGGTGGCAGCCTGGCGCACGTGCAGCGCGCCTTGCGCCAGCGTCTCTGATCGCGTGTTGCCGTCCCAGTCGAGCTGCAGCGCGTAGAGGCAACGCCGCGGCCAGCTCACCATGGTGGCGATCGGCACCAGCAATTCGAAGGTGCCGACCTCGGTGTCGGAGACGGTGCCGACGCCGGACCACAGCGCGCAACCGAGCGTCGGCCACCACATACCGTAGTCGTTTCCCCAGTATTGGGTGTCGGGCCACACCGTCATGCGCAGTGTCGGCCCGCCGATGCCGCCGGAGATCACCAGCGCTTCCGCGGCCGGGTCGTCGCTTTCGATAATCGAGACGGCGAGCAGCACGCTGTCGGAGGCGGCGAGCACCAGGTCGCGCCTGGGCAGGTGAATGGGCGAGCTGCGCAGATAGGGCACGACGAAGGTTTGTTGCATCTGAAACTATCCCTGATCAGCGGGCGCGCCGCGCACCAATGAACCCGTAGCAGGAGAGTGTGCCGGCCGAGAACTGGTTGTTGCACGACAGGTAGACGATGGTGGTCGCCGCGATCGACACCCGCATCGGTCCCACCGGCAGCACCAGGGTGTTGTTGGCCGAAGGCTGCGTGCCGTTCCAAATGCTCTCGCCGCCGGCATTGGGCAGCGTCGGCAAGGTGGCCGACACGGTCGAGAGCCAGCACGCTGCGAAGATCTGCAGGCAACCGCCGGCGCCCTGGAACACCATGTTGCCGTGCACTTCCCAGTCGCCGGCAGTCAGCGACAGCGCGAGGATGTCGGTGCTGACACCCACACTGACACCCACCGCAGTGCCGGCGAGTCGCGTCGCGGACAGATACTCGCCGACGCGTCCGGCCGCGGCGTTGTCGTTCGTATTGGTGCCTGGGCGTGCATCGACATACTGCTTGGTGGCCGCATGCAGTGCGATCGACGGGTCGCGGACCAGCGTGATGTCGGTCGAAGCCGCCATCTGCATGCCGGTAGCGGCGAAGCTGGCAACATCGGTGTTGTTGCCGATGACCATCACGATGTTCGTGCCGCTCACCAGGTTCAGGCGGTTGCTGGTGACCGAAATGCCGTATTGGCTACCCCACAGGTTGAGGTGGTGCGTGAAATCGAGCGGCGTGGCGGCGACGTTGGAACCGAAGCTGGCCCCGGCGGCGAACGCCGTCGCGTTGGCCATGGTGATGCCACTCGGCGCCGCCAGCTGCATCGATTGCGACGCGCCGCCCGCACGGATGACGAGCCGTGTCGGCGCCACCCAGGTCAGGTTGACGGTGACACCGGTGCCGGAAAAGCCCGGCGCTGCAGTCAGCGCAATCGGGTTGGCAGGCGCGCCACCGAAGCGCGCTGTCGCGGCATTCAGCGCGACGGCGGTGACCGCACCGGCGGTGACCGCTGTCGCGGTGTAGGTGTTGTTGTAGGCGTCGTAGAACCGGTCATTGACGGCGCAGCCCGTGCCGCCGGCCACAGGCGTTGCTGATGGCAGTGTGGCGACCAGGGCGTTGGCGTCGAGCTGCAGGACTTGGTCGGAGCCTGACTTGACGATGCTGAGATGCTGGATGGTGCTGTAGGCACTCGGCAGCGCGTTGAGCGCATACATATCGCCGTAGTTGATGATCGAGCCGGCGCGCGTATCGAACACCACGCCATACATCCACTGCGGGATGTTCATGTTGCTGATGTTCGGGCCGATGCCGATGCCGTTCCAGCTGTTCAGCGAGAAGTTGGCGACCGACATGCCCGCGCCATCTTGGCCGGTGTTGGCGCGGATCTGGTGCGACGAATTGCCCAGCCAGATCCCTGGCCCGGTGTTGGTGCCGGTGGCGATGCCCGGCACGAAGATGGGGTTGTCGAATTCAAAAATGCTGGTCGTGGCCGCGCCGACGAAACTGATGTTGCCGGACTTCGCGCCGTCGTTCGGGGTGATCTTCAGCGAGTTCGCGGTGTAACCGAGGGTCAGCGCGCCGATGCCATCGACGTGCATCACGTCGTTGCCATTGGAGTTGTAGAACAAGGTGCCGGCGCCAGAGGTGACGAGGTTCAGCCGGCCCGAGGTGACGTTCAGCCCATACCCGGCATTATGCAGCATGAGGTGGCGCGACAGATCGGTGACGCCGCCTGGCGCAACCACGCCACCGAAGCTAAGCCCACCACTCAGGATGCCGCCGGTCAGCGGCAGCACGTGCACCCACGCTGCGCTCAGCCGGCCATAAGCCGTGCCGTCAACGGGCGCCTCTGGGACTGCACCTGGCGCGCCCTGTGGTCCTTGCGGCCCAGTCGCGCCCGTGGCGCCGGCAGGACCGGTTGGCCCCTGCGGGCCTGGCACCGTGCTGGCAGCGCCCGTGGCGCCGGTGGGCCCAGTAGGACCGGTCGGGCCTGGCACGCCCTGCGGCCCCTGCGTGCCGGTCGCGCCGGTGTTGCCGATCGGCCCCTGCGGCCCGGTCGGCCCCTGCGGGCCAGTCGGACCAGGCACCGTGCTGGGCGCACCAGGCGCACCAGTGGGGCCTGTGGGCCCGGTCGGCCCTGGCGGTCCTGGTACTGTGCTGGCGGCGCCAGGCGGGCCTGGCGGGCCGTCCTCGCCTGCCGGCCCAGCTGGACCAGGTGGGCCGCGCCAGTCCTCGCCGATCGGATCGGGCGGCACCTCGGGCGGCTGCAGCCAGTCGTTGAAGTCGAGCCCGTCGTCGGTGCTCGTGGCCGGTGCGCCGGTGGCGAAGTCGAGCCCGTCATCGGTCGTGGTGGTGGCGGGCTTCGCCGGGCCTTTGCCGAAGATGAGGCCGTCCGGCATCAGAAGTATTCCGCCGCGACGCGCTCGCCGCTGGTGTCGAGCGCGATCATGCGCGCCAGCGACGCGTTGGCCACCGCAGCCGCGTCAGCGTCGGCCTGGGCGCCGAACGATGGCGCCAGCAGGTTGGCAGCCAGCAGCATGTAGGCCGTGCCGGCGGCGTCTGGGATGTCCTGGGATGTCCAGCGCACCAGGCCACGCGCGGCCAGGTCGTTGTGCACCGCCATGACCGCAGTCGCCGCCTCACCTGGCGCCTGCATGATCATCGAGACGGAGCGCACGCGCCCCTCGAGCAGCTCCAGCATCTTCGGGTCGGATGTCTTGCCGAACGAGCTGGCGCAGCGCAGCGCCGTCAGCCGGGAATACTCGTCGGCGACGGCGTCCGGTATGGTGTCGATGGTCCAGCGCACATTGGCCTGGGCCACCAGCGCTTCGTGCGACACGTAGACGTTCGCCAGCGCCCAGTCCTGATCGTTGGCCGACGGCGTTTCGTCAGCCGCGATCACGCCCAGCTCGATCAGAGCGCGCGTGGCGATCAGGTCTTTGGCGATGGTGATGGTGAGGAGCGGCCGGTCGGCAACCGGCACGACGGCCACG